GTTTATAAAGGCAGTTTGTCAGATTATGGCTTTTATAATTTTTTAAATGATGATGATCTCATTGAGGAGGTTAAATAATATGTGCGAATTATGCTTAAACAAAGGATGGCTGTTGTCTTATAACACAAGCACTAATGCAGAAGAGGTTCAAAAATGTGATGAGTGCGACGTGTTTGAAAGTGATCAAGAGGCGCAATTGCATTCTAGTCACGCTGATGAGTCTTAAATTAAATAGACGAAACTGCCGCAAGGCAGTCCGTGACAATTAATTAATCTTGAAAGGATATATTATGACTATTGATTTACTAGTAAAAATATACAATCAATGGGGGAATCAAAATAAGATTCATCCCTTGCATAGTGCCGATGAAGAGCTTTGGAATCCTAATCTAAATGGTACACAAAAAGATTGGTTGAAAAGATTCATTAAAGTTTGGCATCAAGTACAAGATTCAGATCACCAAAGGTATATTAAAAAATCTATGAAAGAATGCATTGAGACTGCATTGGAGGAAGTGAATGCACATTGAGATCGTTCTTAGATGTACTTTTATGGTGATGGGAGGCTTTACTTTGTACTTTATATTTTGGGCGATCCTATCTTTTATTCTTAAACAATGGAGGCGTAAATGATAGCTGAATTCATTCTAATCGTGAGCAATGTAATGGCTTTTGGTACTCATGAGACCATTGAGGGTTCTTTTAGTACATGTGATGAGGCCGCTACATTTTATGAATCTTTTTATCGTGGCAAAGATAACTTCAATGGTTATCGATGCATACGTGAAGATTTAATTCATAAGGGGGTATTTAATGACAAGTAAAATCGTTGATGGTTCGTACGGGTGCCGGTGGCTTGCTATCGGCATCCTTATTGGTTCTTTAATTGGTATCGGTCTACAAAATACCATTGAGGATTTTTTAGATATTTGGTATCCGACACCGAAAGAAGTTGTTTGTCAAAAGGGGAAACTCTTTGAGCAAATTAGTTACGGTGGATCGGTGTATTTAAAAACACAAAAAGAGTGCATTGAGACTGCATTGGAGGAAATAAAATGACTAATCAAGTTTTATATGATGCTTTACATCATGCCGAAAACTTAGAAAAGCAAGGCAAGATCGATGATCGGACGTGTTGGGAATTTTTACGCGCGGTCGATCAAATTTTAATTGAATTAGAAAAAAGGGAGAGTTAAAAATGGTAGGAAAAGTCACAAGTAACAAAGAGTTAAGTGCATCTCAGATGCCTGTATTGATGGGGTGTTCGCGCTTTCAATCGCGTAATGAATTATTAAAAATGATCATGGATGCCAATCATGGTATCGAACCGCCTCAAATAAGTTCAGAACCTATGAATTGGGGCAATACTTTAGAACCAATCATATTAAATGAAGCATGTGCCAGGTTAGGCCTAGGCAATCCAAAAACAACACATGACAAGGCGTATCATCATGACACCTTACCCATTGCATGCTCACTAGATGGCACAATTGAGGGCGATGGTAAAGAGGTTGTAAGCGATATGGAAAAGGGAATTATTTGTGTTAATGCAGATTCCATTAAGCTTGAGGGTACGATTATTTTAGAATCTAAAGTGACCGCCCATGATGTCGAGACAGCCGATACATTGCCGCTTTATCGTGGGGTATTACAATTACAGATGCAGATGGATATTTGTCATGCTGAAGTAGGTGTATTGTGCGTGCTATATAAAGGCACCACGCTGAGACTTTTTGTATACAAAAGGGATGATGAAGTCTTATCTCAATTGCATGACGCTATTATGGATTTTCAAAAAAGAATTGATAAGTATCTAACGAATGAGGAAATTGATTTTTACGAGAGTCAATCCCCGGATGAAGCTGCACGAGTATTTAATGAAGCAGATAAAACTGAAATTGAATTGCCTCATTGTGAAGAGCTTGCTGAAAGAATTGTTACACTCCGTGATGAAATTACTGAGCGAGAAAAGGAAATTGATAATCATCAGACAAAAATCATGGATGAAATGCGTGACAATCAATACGCTGTAGCGGGGCGTTATGGAATTGATTGGCCTGTTCGACAATTTAAGCCGCAACCCGCAAGGACATTGCCGGCTAAAGATGGGTATGTCATTCGACAATCAAAACTTAAAATTAAAGATAGGGAGAATATTAATGAGTGATATCAATAACTTAGGGGGTGATCAATACGATCACAGTATGAAACAAGAAGATACAAATACGTTTTTGCAAGTGCTTTATCGCAACGTTAAAGACACTACAAAAAGACAAGAAATTATTAAACTTTATTTTGGAGAATGTGATGACAACGAAAACTTCGGTGATTGCTGAGGCTTATAAAGAGTTAAGAGCAATTGATGTACATAAATTAGGATTAGTTGAAAAGAAAAAATCAAGCTTCGGTGCAGAACTTGACTATATTTCATGGGCAAATGCATTGGATTTATTAAAAACACATGATCCAAATGCTACCTTTACTTATGATTTAGATAAAGAAAAGTTTTACCCTGATGGCACGATGATGGTGCAAGTTACATTGCATACATTAGGCACAAGTCAATCTGAGATTATGCCTGTCATTGCGGGAGGTAATAAAGCCATTACTAATCCTAATTCACATCAAATTAATACAGCCTATAAAAGATGTTTAGCTAAATGCATAAGCACTACAACAGGCCTTGGTATTAGTTTGTATGCGGGTGATCTTGGTATTAATGAAGAGGAAGACAAAGATAAATCTAGCATGGCAAAGCAAATAAGGGAGGTGGCTGCAAAAAAGCCTATGCCCTGAATCTACCAGGGAAAGAAGCTTTAACTTTTGTAGATGAACATGCATTGATGAATCGATACATTGAGATCCTTAAACAAATTAAAGAAATAGATGAAGAGAAACTCGATGCAAAAGAAAAGTTAAAAAAGATGGAGGCATTTGCAACAGCCAATCTTTCAGTCGTACAAAAACTGACAGGTGATAAGCAAGTGAAAATCAAGTATGCATTAATGGATGCAATGAAAGGACTGTAATGGCTACATTTAAAAGTTTAGATTTTTTAGCGGATCCTGAATGTGAACGTGTCACCCATCAACACAGTTATTCACTTGATGATTGGCGTGGACGTTTAATTTTAGGTGTATTGCAAAATGCATTGGATGAATACTTAGGTAAGAAAGTAAAGAAAGAGGTACGCAAAGAAGCAGCACAATTTTTGTTTGAAGATAATGAAGTCTTGGAGTTATGTCTACAGTTAATTCACGTAGACAAAGATTATTTTCGCAAACAAATAAGTAAGATGCGTAAACAAGGTGAACGTTTACGTAAACCAAGGAACAATTAACTAACTTTATAAGGAATGATTATGAAAAAAGCAAATGATGTATACGTAACTACTGATTATAATGCGTTTACTTATATTAACGGTAATAGAAATATTAACAAAGCTAATTTTAGAAGGCTATTGAAATCTATGAAGGAAAAATATATTCCTATTCCGATTATCGTTAATAAGAAAAGGCAAATTATCGATGGCCAACATCGATTTGAAGCTGCAAAATTTCTCAAAAAAGAAGTGTATTTTATGAAGATTAATAATTTAGATCTTGATGAGGTGCGTAGACTTAATGAGAATACAGCAAACTGGAATAACAATGACAGGCTTCAATCGTTTTGTGAGCTTGGGTATCCAGAATATTTAAAGTTTAAAGAGTTTATGCAGAAGACTGGATTCAACTATACTGTTTGTATTTCGTTACTTAGTGATAGTCGACAACGCTCCGGTGAGCATGGACGTATGTTTAAATCTGGTGACTTTAAGATTAAAAACTATGAGCGTGCATTGGAGAATGCCAAAAGACTAGACGAGATTGGTAATTATTATTCTAACTATAAGAGTAGTAATTTTTTAAGCTGCATGATTGAGTTGTTTTACCATGCTGATTATGATCATAAAAGAATGATACAAAAATTAAAGTGTCAATCACATATGATTCCCAAGACAGGGGATAAAGAAATTTATTTCAATGCAATACGAGATATTTATAATTTCAAAGTACCTCGTTCTCAAAAGGTTGGATTCTTTTAAAACAATAGAGGGCCGAAAGGCCCTTTATTATTTGTTCATTACATACATTGTTACTTCGAAACCAAAACGCATTTCAGTAGCTGATGGAGTTGTCCACATGATTATTCCCTTTCAGTTAGTTTGTCAAGATTGTAGTTTAACTATAGAAAGTGTAAAATGAATCAAGATAAACATGAGTTAAGACTAATGATAGACCCTGATCACAAATATGTAGTATTCGATGGCTTCGGTGATAGCCTAAGATCCTTTGCAACTTTAGAATCGGTAGAAACTTTTCTAAAATTACGCCCGGATTGTCGAGTTGAAGAGATAAAACCTCTATCAAATGAAGAATTTACAGCCATTTATGGAGAACCCCCGTTCTAGCACGTCTAAGCCTCGTGGTGAAGACTTTAAACTTTTTGATACCTACCCCTTACCTACCTTGAGATCGTGCAACAGAGAGCGTTATATGAGGTCGTTTTTCTATTCCAACCTGTAATTCTGTCTTATGATAGTCATAAAAGATATATTTGTGTTTATGGTCGGGAGGAAGGTTAATATAATTTTCATGAAGGCAAATTCTGTAAGTATCATCTAATAAATTTTCATCAGCATAGGCATTTGCAACTTCACAATTTAAGAATGTACCCACATATAATGGGTTGCCCCCCATCATAACTATCAATACATATTCGAGGGGCATCAGTGCAGATTTTTAGGTTTAGGTTCGACTAAATATAAGTCGGCGCCTTCGCAGTGGATGACAAGAAAATCATCTTCTTTATCCGAGAATAATATCTTGATCATTGATTGGCTGTCGGATTCTAGAAACTCAATGTTCCAAATCTTTTTGCCAACCAATTGATCAAGTAACTTTGCCTGATTCTCATCAGCCTCAGTAATAAATTCTGCTTCTAAACTATCTTTCCTATCCAATCTCCACCGTCCTTTAATACCATCGGCATTAGCTTTGGTTGTCCTTCTATTATCATACCACAACCAACAATAAATCTTGTCTTAAAGTTTTTAGCATAATCAAATGCCATGGATTTCTGATCGATAAGACAACCAACTTGCATGCCCCAGATTAAAGCGTCTGGATTTGAATAGTACCCGATAGAGAACTTGGTATGGTAATGGCCTTGAACTGTGTTCATGCCGTATTGCATTGCCACTTGTAACACCGTGGCGGACATACCATGGGTAAAGAAACATCTTGAGTTATCAGATAAGGTAATGCGTAGGTCATCAACCCATTGCCAACCTTTGCCGACACCAAGAAACTCATTGTAAGAACGTAAATATTCCTTGGGTAATCCATACTTCAACGCACGTCTATAAACTAAGGAGGAGTGATTGGAGTGTACGATGGACATCTTAGGAAAAATTTTTTCTAACTCTTTTACATATACACGAGACGATTTTAATTCATCCCCGGCTGACATCAGATCAGGGTTATGATCATGCATACTGATAGCATGCTGATCTAACTCATCGCCAATGTTAACTATGAGGTCAGGCTTATATTTATCTTTAAGTGCCTTGAGAAATTTGAATGCGTCTTTGTGATGATAGGGAATGTGGAGATCTGATATAACTAAAACAGATTTATATTTCGTCATAAGATTCTCTACAAAGTTAATACCTTATAAGTATATCTTATATCTGTTGTTGGTCAACTGTGTGCGCGTACGCCGTGCTTATCTATGATGAGTGATTGTCGTCTAGGTTTGTCTGTCCCTTTAGCAAATCCGACATGGCACCAAGCATCATGTTCAAGGATTAACTGGTCATATTCTATCGAACTGGATACCACAGCATGAAACACATCATGAATGCTGCCATAACGAGGACAGATAAAATCTGCTGCCAGACCGAAAGTGTGAAAGCTCGTGTCTTTCGAACCAACAGCACGATTAACGTCCATTGACCTAAACCCACTAGATATAATGATAGGTAGTCCACCCAGCTTAGACCTGACATGCTCTAATCCTTCAGCTAATTTATAAAGATTAGTTAGTTGCACCTGGTTAGGTTCATTTTTCAAACCCAATCGGATGGCAGTGTTGCTATGGCACAGTTCTTCTTTGCTAAAGTGTTCTGTTAAGTACACTACTTAGTAATGCCCTTCAGTTTTTCAAATGTGCGTAGGCCAGCCATGCCTAACATAGCAAAGGTAAGTTCTAATAAAATGTCATGGTTTATTGTAGGGATAGGACTTGTTACACCGTCTAGCCCATCTATATAGACAACAAGTGGATGTCCGACAAATAGCCAAAAAATTCCAATGGCACAACTCCAACCAATCATAGGTCGCCAGCCAGCAACAAAGACTGAGCGATGTTCTGCTTCTACTTTATTGACTTCAACTTGTGCGAGATTAAGTTGGTTAGCATTATCAATGAGTGTCTTTTCAATCTCTTGCTTAGCTTTCTCTGCACCATTCTTATCAGGAATTACTCGATCAATAACGGTAGAGATTAGAGGAAGTATTGCGCTAATCATAGACGTAGCAACCAGCTAACAACAGTCTGTAACAATGCGACACATTTTTGGACGAGGTTTTTTATTTGTGTCTTGATCCAATTCCATATCATCTGATACTCGGTTGCTATCCAGGCTATCATTAGTGCTAATATTGTCAGTAGGATTACTGCGATTAATATTTCCATGCTCTGTCTCCATATCAAAATAATAAATAACAATAGGTAAATAATAACATTAAGGCAAATGCTAGTATGACTGCTTCTTCTCTCATGGAATTAGTGTAATGCACTCATGACGACAGCGACTACGATGGCCCCGAAGCCAGCCATGATTCCCCAGATTAATTTGTTAAGCATTGCTTCAATGCGATCTAATCTATGATGTATTGTGTCATATCTTTCTGCACAAAGTTTTTCGTGAGCTACTAATTCTTCATGGGGATTCATACTGTTTCTACCTAATTAACCTCTTCTTCTTTATTCAAAGATTCATTTAACAATCTTGCAAATGTATCTCTGCCCGCTTGTAACTGATCTAAGTTGAATCTCATCTGAGCCATCTTACGATCTAAGTCTGTAATGTGATTTAGGAATGCAATCTGATCTTGTTCGAGATCATCTACGTTGTATTCTTTATCATCGATTGTTACTGTTTGTTTGTTAATGGTTTCTTTTTTAGTCTTTGCCATTATAGTTTCCTTATGTTAAGTTAAAGTTATGCTGTGTATGTTTCTCCAGCAGCGATTGCTTCGTTTGATGGTTGCATATCTTCATCGCCCCACCATTCTTTTGCGACCATGATTTTAAGATGTTCTACGTTACGAGTAACGCAGTCTTTCTTTTCTTCATCAGTCTCATCTGCCATTGCGTTACCCGCAATCACATCATGAATTAAAGTCACAGAGTCACCCATTGCTTTATAGTGCTGTGCCTTTTCTTCTGTACTTGGTATATCTAATACTACATCGTCTGTCATATTTATTCTCCTTTTAAGACATTGATTTCAGTTTGTAAAGCGTCTACTTTTGCAGACAGTTCTTTGACAGCATTGACAAGATACCATGTCATGTTGTCAGGGTCTACAGATAAAACTCCTGTAGTTTCTTCTTTTACCATATCAGGTAAAACTTCTTGCAGTTCTTGAGCAATAACGCCAAGTTGAGTGCCTTGTTTATCAATTACACTTTCTTTAGGTAACTCTGTAACTTCATCTTTAGTTCTATATTCAAAGTTTCTTACTTGTACTTGTTTAATTGCATCAAGACCTGTGGTGTTGTCAACAATGTTTTTCTTGAGCCTTCTGTCAGATGTTGTTGACCATGATGATGAGTTGTTACCTTGATAAACACCTCCACCATTTGGATTAATAAACCCTGTAGAACTGCCCTTACCTGTGCCACCATTAGCAGCTGAAATATACATTTCCCCAGTAACAGTAGCCCCAGATGCAGCAGCACCATGACCTATATAAGTATTAAATGCTCCTGTTGTTAAAGTTGTTCCAGCACCTTGACCAATAGCATGATTTTGAGAACCTGTTGTTACATTAGGCAATGCTTGATAACCAACTGCAACACAACCAGCACCTGTAGTATTAGCTGTTAAACTATCTCTACCAATTGCTGTATTTAAAGCTCCAGTAGTATTGCTATCTAAAACACCATGCCCAACTGCTGTATTACTACTTGCTGTGTTTACTTCTAAAGCATAAGAACCTACAGCAGTGTTATGTGTACCAGAAACATTTAGTCTTAATGCGTTTACACCGATAGCAGTGTTTGGAGTGCCTGTTGTATTTGTATACAACGCCTGATAACCCACAGCAGTATTATTAGATGCAGTAGTATTATTACGAGCAGCATTATGCCCAACTGCTGTAAGATTATCTCCCGCTGTATTAAATAGTCCAGCGTTTCTACCAACGGCTGTGTTATTAGAGCCAGTGCTATTTGTATACAACGATTGATAACCAAGTGCTGTGTTGTAATCTCCGTTGTTGCTATATAAAGACTGATAACCAACAGCAGTGTTTTGAGATGCAGTGGTGCTGAATTGTAAAGCACCACTTCCTAAAGCTGTGTTGTAAGAACCAGTTGTATTATTGAATAAAGTTGCTTCTCCTAAAGCTGAATTTTGACTACCTGATGTAGTTAAATACATTGCTGTATTACCTACAGCAGTATTAAATGTATTACCAGCTGTTGTAAGACTATTTAATGCGAGTCTACCGATAGCAGTATTATAAGAAGAAACTCCAGAACCAGCAGACATAGCAGAAAGTCCGATAGCTAGGTTATTTAAACCTGTAGTATTTGATAATAATGCAGAATGACCTACAGCCACATTACCACCACCTGTCGTACTGTTATATAAAGCTTGATAACCTACAGCTGTGTTGGCAGATGAAGTGGTGTTAACACGAAGTGCTTGGTAACCAAGAGAAGTATTTGCTGTACCTGTAGTATTTAATCTTAATGCTTCATAGCCAAATGCAGAATTATCATTTGCACTGGTGTTATCTGCAAGTGATAAAAGACCTACGGCAGTGTTTCTCACTCCTGTAGTATTGTCAAACATTGATTGATAACCTACTGCGGTGTTACTATTTCCAGTATTTGCATTTAAAGCAAAAGCACCTAATGCAACAATTGATGTACCAATGAGATTACTATACCCAGCTTGATAACCAACAGCTGTGTTGTAATTTGCAGTGGTGTTAGAGTAGAGGGCATTAAAACCTAATGCTGTGTTATAGTTTCCACTATCATTTAATCTTAATGCGCTTGCACCAACGGCTGTATTATGAATTCCATTTATGTTTGTATATATTGCTCTATTACCTACTGCTGTGTTTAACTGTCCTGTAGTATTTGCATATAAAGCACTTTCACCAAGAGCTGTATTTTGTCCCCCAGTAGTATTACTATAACCAGCCTGATATCCAACTGCTATATTTAGAGACCCTATATTTGTATATAAAGACTGATAACCAACAGCTACGTTGTTAGATGCAGTGGTGTTAGAGTAGAGGGCAGAGTGACCTAATGCTGTATTTTTACCACCTGATGTGTTACTAAAGCCAGCTCTAAAACCAAAGAAAGCACTATCGCTTCCTGTAGTGCTATACCCAGCTTGGTAGCCAACAGCTGTTAAACTACCTCCTGTAACATTACTATATAATGCCTGATAGCCAATAGCTGTATGATTAGATGCAGTGGTGTTGTTACCAAGTGTATCAGAACCTACGGCAGTATTAAATGAACCAGTTGTATTTAAAGCTAAAGGTTTAAATCCTAAAGCCGTGTTAGCACTACCTGTTGTATTTGTATATAATGCCCAGCGACCAAGACCAGTATTAGCACCTCCACTTGTATTTGAAACTAAAGCATACGCTCCTAATGCTGTATTATTAGCTCCAGTAGTATTAACTTTTAATGCTTCACGACCAACTGCTGTGTTTAATGTACCACTCAAGCTACCGCTATCTAAAGCATCAATACCTAACGCTGTGTTAGTAGATACGGCATTAGCACCTAAACCTACAGTAAGTCCGTTGACTGCAATGTCATCAGAAAATGTTTTGTTGCTCAGTGTTTGTGCTGTGCTAACATTGACGATCTCGAATCCACCCGCAGTGCCACCATCATGGAGCAGCAACGTATCCTTATCGGTATCAACTGTTATCTCACCTACAGCTCCAGTAAATGTACTATTTTGTGCTGTAGTACCACGTCTAAATTGTACTTGTGTAGCCATTATTTAAAATCCTCCAGAATATAATCCAGTATTGTTAAAAAGTTATTCATAATTATACGCTTCCGTAATCTGTAGAACTTGATACGGCATCGATAACTGAACCATAATCAAGAATTGCGTCAATTATACCAGCATTAATATTAGATGCGACTAAATTAATGTTAGCAATATTTGTAGCATTAATGCCAATGTCTACAAGACTACCCGCCACCGCAGTAATATTTGTATCATTGTCTGCCACTGTGTTTACATCGGCAATGTTACTTGCTACGATACCAATGTCTGTTGCATCGGCTGCCACAGCAGTGATGTCTGATGCGATCAAAGCTAAATCTGAGATAGCATCTGTAAAGACTGTGCCATCCTCAATGTCAGCTAATGTTTGAATGTCTGCTGCAATGCCCGCCACGGTCGTCACATCGGCATTGATGCCAGCTACTGTAGTCACATTGCTAGAGATTCCAGCCACAGTGGTGACGTTAGCTGAGACTCCAGCCACAGTGGTGACGTTAGCTGATATGCCAGCAACGGTTGTCACATTGGCTGAGATAC